ATGGTCTGTTTGTCTGTAAAAGAAATTTGGTTTCGTTTTTGGATTCGATTCGCAGTTTTCTTATTGACGAAAATTGCTCCGCGTCTGGCATTGCAACTGGCGCACGAACCAACTATTCCTAACCTGTCGTATGGGTCCCCGCCGGCATCTAACTCAATGACGTGGTCGGCTTGTGTGCTGGGTTTCTTTCGGCACCAGTGGCATACGGGTTCTTCTGCAAGGACTTGGGCCCTGAGTTGTTTCCATCGTTTGGTGTTGTAGACGGGGTTGTTGCTGGGCATGTGTAGAGCATAGGTCAAGAGCACTGACGCCCACGCCGAGAAGGGCACTCGACGCGGTTGTCCTCGTTTGTCATGGGTTACGCGTGTGGTTTGTGTTCCCCACTATTCGGGCAAGTAGCCACTGGGAGCCGTTCTAGTTTTGTTCAGGGGACAACCATTCGCCTTTGCGTTAGGGAACGCTGATCGGTCGCTAGGCGCGACCGTCTACCCTCGTTCCCGAGTGTTCCCATAGCAGGCTTCAGATCCCTGCAAGGGCTAATGCGACCCTCTTCTGGTCACTGTCGTACTGAGTTGTGAAGGGCGATCTTAGACGCGCTTACACCTCAAGTGGTGCAGGATGCAACGGTGCCTTGGGGCTGACATGGATTGCTTGCCAGCGACCCTCCAGTAGAACCTCCGCGTACATGATCTGAACCTTGGGTATGAACATTCCGTTCACTGTCAAGTATTCAATGTCATGGTCATTTGATATAGCGATAGCAAACACTGGATGACAGAAGTTCGCGTGTTCGCCTGCTTGCCATACTCGAATCGGGTTGGTTGGTTGGATCAATTCAGTTGTCATACTTTTTCCCATTCAGGATCATCTAAGTCACTGCAACGATCAAAGTATCTACCGTCACCTTCGTAACCGATTGGAGTCTGTTCTTCTCGACTTGCACCAATTGTATAGCGGGCCTGAAACTTAGTTTGACAACACATAGGTCCAAGCAAAGTTTCAGCAACTTCTAAATCCTTTTTAACTATTAACAATGAGTAACCTTCAAGGTTTGCCAAATTGTTTTGAGCAACCTCATCAATCGGAGTAATGAGCACGTGCCATAGACCATTGTGTCTAGTAAATCTTGCGTTAAATTTCATCGGGTTTCCTTGCTAGTCGTTCGCTGATCTTTTCTAAATGGCATGGCCGCCATACGTGGACTTCTTCGCCTGATTCTTGGAGTGAGTTGATCCAGTCCCACTGCAGCTCCGAGACAACACCTTTATTTGCTTTCAATTCTGCGAACAGGGTGCCTCGATATGCGTGGCTCATTACTAGGTCGGGGAAGCCTTGGTTGCCTGTGTTGGGTGTGATCCATTTGCCCGGTCGGATTTGTGCGGGCTGGGTGTGCATGACTTTCCAGCCGTGCAGTTTGGCTAACTGGATGACAGCTTTTTGAAACTCTGCTTCAGATATCTCGCTCATTAAAACGGTGCTTCAGACGCAGATTGTGCTTTCAATGTCTCGATCAGTTGGGAGGCTTCACGCTTGGTTTGTGGCTTGTCACCATTCCAGCCGAGCGACCGCAACAGCCCTAACTGTTTCGGGCTTGGTTCGTCACTGTTTGTGGATGTTGTCGGGCCAGTCGCGGACAGTTCGCCGCCTTGACGGTAGACCTTTACAACTTCCTCCAGTGACGCCCGTTTCTTGGCACCTTGGTACTGATAGTTAGCCAGGCATCGTCCGACGGCTGAAGTCTCACAGTTCTCCAAGGCACTCGTCTTGTTGACCATGGATGAGCCGCGCACCTCCTCAGCGAAACCTGTCGTTGTTGGTACTGGGTCGCCTATGTCGGCGTACAGTTCGGCTTTTATCACGATTCGAGTGCCGTCGTCCACTACCAGTTCGGTCACGATCCGTCCGCGTGGGCAGTCTGCCCAGAACAGTGGCAGGCGTTCGTCTACTGACGCATAGTCGGCTGGGTTGAAACTCATAAGTTTCTTTCCTTCCGAAGTCGCTTCAATCTCTGACTAACTGCGCCTTCAGTGCGGCCGAGTTTCTTGGCAATTTCTTTATAGGTCATCTCTGCGTCATCCCAAAGGTTCCACAGTTTTTCGTCTTCTGCTTTAGTCCAAAACTTGACGGGCGTGTAGTTAACCTTTTGTTGCTTTTTCAAAGGGCTTTGAGGTGTCGTGTACGCCTCAATTAAGTAGATCACTTGTCGAATTTGCTGGTCTGTCAGTTTCAATTTCCGTTTAAACAATTTCATGTCGGGGTTTCCTTTTCTTGTATTTTTACGAGGTTCTGGTAGTGCTCTTGCTTGTAACACTTGAAGCAGTACACCGCCCATGTAGACGGCGAATAGTGAAAAATGTTTGGGCCTTCAATCCATGTTTGGCACCCGGTACATGTTCCGCGGATCGGTTTGCCAGCCATCACGAACCAAGGTTTCGGTCAAAGGCTTGACGCTGTTCGGGTGTCATTCTTGCATAATTCAAAAGGTTTGAACATCTGACGCGCTCGTTGTGTTCTAAACCTTCCCAATCTGCTTGATAGCCACACTCTAAACAGATGCCGTGAAGAATCTTTTGCAGGATTTTGTCGTAGTGCCCTAATTCTTTTTCGCATCGATCACAGTTCATCAGTGACACCTGCGCCGTCTACTGGATCGTTAAGCAGCTGATAAAACAAGTCCAAGTCGGGCAGGTATGGGAATCGCTTATACAGGGTGTCGGCTAGGTGCATGGCACAGGACCGCCAACGGTTACGGGATGCTTGCGTCAACTGCTGTCGAGTTGCCCACTCGTCAACGTATGTTTGGAGCATTTGTTTTTCAGTACGCAAGTAAGCAATTGTTGTTTCGGCTTCGCGTATCTGGGCTTGGGCGGCGTCGGGGTCCATCGGGGTCCTTTACTTGATTTGTCGGTATTTGCCATCACGGTACACAAGGGGTGTGGCCGTGTTTGTGGATAACTCTCGTTCGCGTATTAGTTTTTGTCGTTCGCGCCATGTCAGACCGCCCCACACACCAATGCATTCTTGGCGAGTCGTGGAATACTGCAAAGCCTCTTCTAGGCATTGGGTGCGTACCGGGCACGTTGCGCAGACTGCTTTGGCGTCCTTGATTTTCTTGTTTATTTGTGGTTCAGCAAACTCGAATATGAATAGGTCTGTGGGCATTCCTTTACAGGCGGCGCGTTCCCACCATCGCCTTAGCACAGGGACCATGGTTTCCATCCGCACCTGCCTTTGGCTTCCAGTTCTGAGTAGAGCAGATAGGCGAAGCGTAGGTTCAAGGTCGGGTCGGACATGGATTCTTCAAATGGCATATTGAAAACTTGCTCGACATAGGCACGATGCACGGGTTCGTTAATTTGTGCGATCCCCCAGTCATGGCCATTAAACGAATCTCTCAAGTATTCGTCGCTTGATAGCGGGGTCACATTAAGACAGCGCGTTTCCTTCCACAGGACCCGACCCAGTTTTTCGAGTGTCTCAGTGTTGTTGGGCCACCCGACCGTGATCGCAGTCTGGAACCATTCTTGGCATTTCGTGTCCGGATGGAACGGCGCAAGGGTTGTGACGGGCTGAGTCGTGGTGCTGGTCGTGCTGGTGCTGGTTGTGGTCGTTGTTGCTGTGAGTTCCTCTGCGCGGTCCTCAAGTTGTTCGGGTGTCAACATCCCCAGCGTGACCGTGGCAGGCACAGACGGCGCGTAGATGGTCTCTGAGTCGCCCTGAACGCCAGTGATCGCCCAAAGGGCACACAGTCCATAGGTCGCAAAAGATAAAAGTAAAAATCGTTTAAGGTTCATTTAGTAGTCCTCTGATAGGTCCGCAACTGATTTGCGGGTGCTGAAAAAGCCTTCAAATATAGGGTTTTCTTGCATGATCTCACGTGCCATGAAGGCGCGGTAATTGTTGTTGAATTTGAATTCACTGTTTGGGTCGTTAGTTGTTGCGTGCTTATAACGCAGGACTTCAACAAGAGCTGCTATGCCGTAATGAGTGTGGCCTTGGATGTGAAGTTTGTACACCATCTCAAGTAGTGCGGGCATGACCCACGGGTTCGCCTCTTTAAAGGCTTCGTATTTAAGTTTCTCGGCTGGAACTTCGAGAACGTCAAAAAGGGATTGTTGCATTGCTTCCTCCTGCGGTCGGGGTCCCGCTATTACGGGACGCACTTGGTTGTCAGTCATTAGACCGACTCCCAGACCGAATGTCAAGTCATGCTTCTAAAGCGGGAAACACTTTCAAGGCTTCAAGGACCGCTGGAGTCCAAGTGTCGCCCGTGACATATTGCAGGTGCCACGGCTCAAAGTTGGGGTTCTTGGGGTCTGCGACCGCCCAAGTAAAGCCGTAAAGCAGGGCTTGACAGGTTGCGAGACCGTCGCCTAAAAGCCACGCCAACAACGCTGAACCTTCGTAACAGTTCGCTGCATCGATCGCCAGTCCGAGCCCATGGTCCGAGTTACCCGGTGTCGCACACGGTGCCTTGCCGGGCTTCAAATAGTATTTGCGTCCCTGCCAAATGCGGATTACTTGCGGTTTGCGTCCGTAGTCCTTGATCGAGTAACGGTCGTTGAACATGGCTAACTGGCGGTCATACGTGCGGTATGCGCCGACCTGATCGAGGGTTAAACTGTTGAAATATGCGGCGAGTTGTAAACAGTTCCATGCGGTAGCGGCGTGCTGTTCGAGTTGCCCTGACGGTTTCTGAATTGTTCGCAGAATGTTGGCGGTGAGGTAACCGTTTTGTTGTCCTGTGAGGTCGGTCGGTTTGATGATGGGCAGTACCGGGTACAGGGTTGCGGTGGGAGCTGCGGATGTTTGTTTTTTGGTAGCCATTATTTGATGTCCTTTTTGCGGATGATTGGCTCGACGGTTTTGTTGCTGAGTGCGGCCATGCCGTTGCCGACGGAGTAGCCGACGATCATTGTGATGATTGGTAAGCCTTGGTCTTGGTCTATTGCGCCGACTGCGATGAGTACGGTCATGCAGATTAGGCCGACTAATGCAATAAGGGCTTTTGATGGGTTGAAGGTCATGCCCATATCCATACGACTAGGGCGATGGCGAGACCTGCGACGATGGCTAACGTTTTCATCAGGCTGGCCCAATGTCCTCTACTACTAGCCATGCGGCTTTGCCTGTGCCACGGTTCAATGTAAAAGTTACAGCACCACCTTGCTGTGCAGTAGCAACAATGTTCTGAGTGCCAGCCGAAAAAGTACCAAACCAAACAACTTGACCAGCAGTGTCCACCGATGATGACGGGATCCACTGGTAAGCAAGTTGCAACAGTGTTCCTGCTGTAGTTGTGCCGTTTCTAATGCGCATTTGAAGTGTGTTTGCACCTGCACCGCTAATACCTATGTCAGGCTCGTAGTAGGTAATTTTGTAATAACGGTTTGCAACAGCGGTAAACGATATTGCGCCCAATTCGACTTCTTCAGTAGTGACTGAAGTATCACTGGTTGTTGATGTTGCCAATGCCATGATTCCACGGGGGAAACGGTTTTGTTGTGCTGCAGTCAGGACTGCGCCCGACGAGAAGTCTGTGTTTGGGTTGATGGCCATAATGTTTCTCCTTTACCAACCGAGACGGCTGGTATCCAAAATACCTAAAGTATTGCTATTAAGCGTAAAGAACTGATAATAGGTCAACGGCGAAAAATAGACCGTAAACAATGTTTGCTCAGGTGTTGCATTAACCGAGACACCTTCAATTGCAACTGACAAAGTCGTATCTGAACCAGCACCGGGGACTCGATAAACAAGGTCCCAGACTCGCGACGTATAACCTAAAAGACCATAAAAAGAAACAAGAAATTTGGCTAAAGCCGTAGAGTTTTGTGGAATGTCTTGAAAACTTACCGACCATTTTTGTGCGTCAGGGTCAGACTGAGAACTTGAAAGCCATTGAGCCAAGCCGAGGGCTTGTGTTGTAGTTGCGTCAACCGTAGAAACCGTTTGTTGAGCATTCCCGTAAGCAGTAACAGAAGTTGAATTTGTTGCGGTTTGTGAAGCAAGGCCGTTTGGGCTTGCAGTCACATTGTTCATAAAGTTTAGACCTGCAAGGTCATGGTCAATTCCAAAATAAGAAATTGCTGAAGCAGTTGGTGCGTTTCGTGTAAACGAAAAACCTGAAATTGAACTAGCCACATAACTTCGACCCATTGCTAAAACTGCGTCGCCGAATAAATAAGTTAAACCTTTTTCGGTTTGGTCAATTAAATTCAGATAGTTCAACATTGAACCTGAGTAAGTAATAGCTGCAGCAGTAGATGAACCGCCTAGAAAGTCACAGTCACCAATAGAATACGCAGGTGTCAGCCACAAGTCTTTAAGTTGTTCTGTCGTGTTTTTTTGCGCCAAAACAACATTAGAGACAACATTGCGACCATTACGGGCAAGCACATCAACAAGACTGACCGTAATTGTAGAAAGTCCTGTGTTGCCTGGGTAATCGTTGAAAGTAACATCTTGGCACCAAAAAGTTTGTGCTGCTGAAGTTGCAATGTCGTCAGTTAATTCCCAAGTGGAATTAAAAGTGAAATACTGGGCGATGTTGCTTTGATTTTTTAACGTAACGCTAAGAGTTCCACCGCTGTACTGATCAAGGTAGTTCTGTCGTCCTTGCGTATAGGAAAACGACATCACTGAACTTGTTACGTCTACAACGGTAGGTGTCAATCGTCCTAGGCTCCAACCAATCTTGGTCATTACATCGCTCGAATGTTTACGGGGACAGGGCCCGACTGACGAACATACTGCTGGAGCACTCTTACAATGCTGTTCGGATCGCCGCCGTTCACATTGACAGTGATACTGGTGCTCCCACCTAGCGCGTGGTTTGGGGTGATGTTTCCAGACGTACCCGGTGTGAACAACTCAGGCCCGCGCTCACCCACAATGTACGAATTGCCTCCTGCTACGGGACCTCCCATAGCACGCTTGCCAGAGATACCTGCGAGTGTCAACGCGTCGTATTCACTGATCCCGCCGTACTCTGCACCACGCGCAAGATACGACGCGTATTCGAGTGCAGCTGCTGAACCTTCCGTTTTGAACTTGAACAGGATTTCTTTGGATGAGATGCCGTCCATGGTGCCTGAGATACCTGCAAGCACGCCAGCGTATGTCGCCAGTTTGGCTTCGTAGTCGTCAATGTCGGCTTGAGCCCCTGTGCCAAACGCTTTAGCGGCGGCGGCTTCAAGTTCGGCAAGATCCGTTTTGGCGTTGTCGAGTGCGACTTCGCGATCCAATGTCCCGGTCAAGTTTTTCCAAGCAGTGTCAGCGTTAACGATTGCGACACTGGCGTTACTGGCAGAGGTTGCCAAATTGTCTAAGGGAATCTTTGCGTTCTGAATTTCTGTTTTAAAGTTGCCAGCGTTTATACGACCTTCATTTACAACGCCTGCGAGATCACTCAACTGTTCCTCAGCTTGCGTGCCGTTACCAACAATGTCTTTGAACAGTTCAGTGACCTTGTCGTCAAATTCTAAAGCCATGCTTGCGCCTTGAGCCAAAAAAGTAACCATCGGAATTAGTCGTTTACCAGACTTAACTTTGAGGTCCTCAGTTGAGTCGCCAAGGTCGTCCATAGCGGCGCGATAATCCCTAGCCATTTGAAGTTCGTCCTCAGAAATAACCTTTTGTTCCGACACTTCCTTCAGAGACGCACTGAGATCGTCGGCACCCATCTCAATTAGCTCAGCCATTGACTGCCAGCCCTTGCCAAGTAACTGAGCGGCGACACGCGCTTTTTCGGCTGGGTCTTTAATCTTTTTAAGACGGTCGATAGTGTTTAAAAATGTTTCGTTGACGTCTAATGAACCGTCTTTGAGATAAACGAGGTCAACGCCGAGATTGCGAACTTTGTCAGGGTCAGCACCAATCGTTTTATTGAGGCGACCAATCGCACCTTCAACGGCGTCAATCGGGATTCCGATATCGCCTGCGGCTTCAATGTAGCGTGACGCGTCTTCTACGGCTAGACCTGTGGCATCAGCGAACTTGCCTGCCGAGATTGCCATGTCTTGAAACGCCGTGATTCCGTCAGCGACAAACGTGCCGATTGCGGCACCAGCTGCAACTGCAAACGTGGCGGCATTAGCGGCAACAGTATCTAAAGCAACTTTTGATCCAGCCTTGAATTTGTCTACGCCGCCTTCAGCGTTAGTAACGGCAGTCTTAAAATCGTTAAACGCGGCTTTAGCGTTTTTGATCCCTGTGTCTTCAAGGCTGGTAATGATCGGAATGTTGATTGCCATTAGCGGATCCTTGCCATCTCTCGGTTTGCTTCAAGCACCACGGCCTTGATCGTGTCGTTCATTTCTCGTTCAATCATAGACAAAGAGTCGGCGGCTTTAGCCCACATGAAACGCGACGGGTTACCCGGTAGCGCGCTAGCAAAGTTTGGTCGCTGATATTTGGCTTCACGCTTAGACACTCTGCCACCACCTTTGCCAGCCATGTCTACAATCGCCACAGGCGCGCCCTTGGTCGTAATGCGGACAATGTTGACAGGGACGCTCATACGGGGCTCGTTGAGGTTCCTGCGGGGCTTTCGCGTATCAATCTTGATTAAAGGGTTCTTACGGTTGGGCCACCCAGTGCGCCCGTTGTGCGCCATTCCAGATAACGGAGGTGCCGACGGAATTGCTTGAGTAATTTCAGCCAACAACGGTTTAAGGATTGCTCGAATGTCCTTGTTCAATTCACGCTTCAAATTAGGGTTGATTTTGCCGAGTTCTCTCAGCGTTTCGCCCACACCTTTCACCTGAATTGTCATCGCTTACTCTCGTTCTGTTCGATTATCAGCCTGACCATTTCATCAATGATCTGGGCTGGTGTTTCCATCAAATCCAACGGACTGATGCCTGTCCGAACAGCGAGCTGCGCGATCAGGTTTGTGGCTCTTCCTGCGGGCCCTGTTTGGCTTTTGGGACAAACGTGATATCCATGACGTTTTCTACCCAAGTGCTAAACAACGGGACCACAATCTTTTTCGTTCGTAACGCATCCCAAGCCAACCATGCGAGAGGCTTGAATTTCATGTCTTCTAAGAAACGGCCCACGGAGAGCGTGGGATGATGGTCTTCCCATCTGCACGCAACTCCGTAGGTGATCGGTGCCTCGAATGTTTCACCGTCTGCCATTTCAACTTTTAATGTCATGCCAATCATGTCGGGGTCCTTTGGTTAGTTATTGATTAGGGGGTTGTAATGTCGCGCACCCACGTGCCTCCGACATAACTTACGCTTACTTGGCTGAGCTCTCCAACGGTCGTTACGATCGGCGTAAATGAGGCCAACATGGCATTACTGATCGTATATTCGGGGTTACTTGCGGACTCGGTCGCGCCCGCTGGTGAGATGACCAGAGTGGTGGTGCCGTCGCCGACCTGATCGAACAGGGTGGCTTCAACTTCGCCTGTTCCGTAGTTGTTAAACAATGTCAAAGTGACGTTTACCATTTGAAGACCTGATACGAAGCGGTGCCCGGTATCGCCAAAGGTAGTTGATTCAAGGCTGTCGTAGCCGATTTCCAACGTGGCTGAGTTGGTGTTCTGAGTGACGTCGACACCACCGATGGTGACGGTTGGGTTGGACAGGTAAACGGTTTTTGTAGTGGGCATGGTTTGTTTCCTTTATGGGATGCGCTTTGAAGCGATTCTGATGGTTAAGTCGTATGCGGGTAGTTCTTGCGAACCGATTTGAGCGAGCGACGGGTTACCACTCAAAACGGCAATTGGGCTGTTCATAATTGTGTCAACGATTTCAAGGATGTAGTTAGCGGAGTCGCTGTTGCCGGGTGGCGCGCCAAGGATTCGGAGATCAACTGTGATATCTGCGATTTGGTTGTTGAAACAAGTGAATGTCGGTAACTCGACGAACACGGTAAGCGGTCGTGCGTTGCGCGGATCGGTAACTGGTTTGAGTCCCAAGGCCGTGAGCGACGCTGACACCGTATTGATGGTGTCTGTGAAAATTCCTGCCACATTAAGCCACCTGACTACGTTTGATGCCGAGCAACTGGTTGACGCGTCCGAGAGTCATCAACGGAGGTCCGCTCATGTCACCAAAGGATGCGTAACTGTCTCCAGTTGTGCCACGTTCCCTGTATAAGCCCGCCGCATAAAGCGTCGTACCAAGCAGGACGGAACTGTCAGGGACGGTCGTGAGACTGTCGTGGTAACCAGCCTGCACGCGACGCCTGAAACACCAAGCGTTCGCAGCTGCAACACAAGTCGTGAGAAACGCGGTGTCGTTAGCCGTTGCGGACGAGATACCGAGAAACTCAATAACTGGTGCAGTTGATGACAACCAAGTACAAGTCAAAGTCCAAGTCAAAGTTCCAAACGGATCGGCGGCAGATCGTTCAAGATCGTCGCCAACATCTTGGAACATTAACTGGTTGACAATGATTTCGTTTTCGTTGAATAGCAGGTCG